ACCCGGACGTGGGGTGGATGCCGAGCAGTGATTCCACGCTGCCGATGGCGTCGTTGACGCCGCCGAGGATCGCGTCCCCAACTCGGCCGATGCTGCTCGTGATGCCGTCGATCAGGCCCTGCACGATCTGTCCGCCGATGTCCATGACTCGTCCGGGGATGGATTGCAGGGTGTTGACGATGTTGTCCAGGAACTGTCGTCCGGCGTTGAGCGCGCCTTGCGCCATTCGTCCGGCGAATCCGGCGACGTTCGAGATCACGTTGCCGAGGAACGAGGAGACACGTCCGGGCAGTTGCGCGAGGAACGTGCCGACGTTGGCTAGGAACTGGGTGCCGGCCTCGACGGCCTTGCCTGCCATCTGAGACACCCAGTTGGCCGTGTTCGTGACGGCTGCGACCAGCCAGTTCCAGATATTGCCGGGCAGTTGCGCGAGGAACGTGCCCACGTTGGCCAGGAACTGGGTGCCGGCCTCGACGGCCTTCTGCCCCATGAGCACGATCCATGCGATGACGAATGTTATCGCGTAGGCGAGCCAGTAGGCTATCGTCTCCGGCAGGTGGGCGATGAAGTTCACGAGGTTGGAGACGAACTGCTGGCCGGCCTGCAATGCCGACTGGGCGAAGCCCGCGGCCCATTCGCCTATCGACGTTATCAGGTTCGACAGCGCCGTGCCGCTGCGTTCCGGCAGTTGCTGGAACCATTGGACGGCGCTTTGGATCGCGTTCGGGATGGTCTGCGTGAAGAAGGACGCTATGTTCTGGCCGAGACCGGTCACGAACGATACCGCCGACTGCCACGCTGAGGCAAGGAACGACGTGAACGCCGACCATGCCTGGCGACCGGTTTCGGTCTGGGTGAAGAACCAGACGAGCGCGGCGACGACGGCCGCGACGAGCGTGATGATGACGCCGATGGGGTTCGCCGCGAGGACGGCGTTGAAGGCTCTTGCGACGGCGGTGCCCGCCTGCGTCACGGCGGTCCATGCGAGTTGGGCGTTTTTTGCGATGTTGGTGGAGGCGGCCAGTTGCGTGATCTTGCCGGAGACGCCTCCGATGCCGTTGATGGCGTTGGTGACGGCGCCGGCGGCGTTCTTGATGTTGGTCGCGGCGGAGAAGACGCCGTTGAGCCCGTTGTTGATGGCGGTGATGCCTGCCGCAGCGGTCTTGAAGCCGAGGAACGCGGTGCCGATGCCGATGATGGCGGCGCGGATCAGTTCGCCGTGTTCGCTTGCCCAGTTTCCGACCGATTGCAATGCGGACGCGAGGGTTTTGACCAATGGGGCCGCGGCGTTGAACGCATCGCCGACGAGCTGGCCGACCGATGCGGCGGCGCCGCCGTTATCGCCTACGGCGATGAACCCGGTGACCGCATCCATCAGGCCCTGGCCGAGTTGCGTGATCCCCTTCCACAGTTCGCTGAGCGATGCGAGGAACGACTGCACTCCGCCGCTGTCGGAGAGTGTGCCGATGAAGATGCTCACGTTGCGGGTGGCCGTTGTGACCATCTTGACGAGCGCGGAGATTATGTTGTTCAGCCCGACGAGGAAGCCCTGCATTCCGCCGCCGTCGGTGATGACGGCCAGCAGGCTTTTGCCGAACGCCTGCGCGTTGGCGGAGAGTCCCTGCATGTACATGCCGAGCCGACCGAAATCGGCCTGCCATATCGACACGAGCGGCTTGGCCGGCTGCGCCGCCCTGCCGGGCCCGCTTTTCGCTGAAGGACGGCTTGGCCGTCTGCGCCGCCTGGCCGAGCCAGTTCTTCACGCCCGTGACCATGTTCGCCGCGGCGTCGCCGACCCGGCCGAACTGGCTGAAGAATCCGTTGATCGCGCCGGCGATGTCCTCCACGCCCACGGCTTCGACGACCTTCTGCACGGCTTTGGCGACGCGGTTCTGCACGTTCTCCATGGCGGTGCCGATGCCCTGGGTCGCGTCCTTGGCCTGCTGCGCGAACGACGCGTACTGGCCGAAGCCCTTGCCGTTGAGACGGACGACGGCGGCGTTGAATTCGTCGAATCCGTATTTGCCGTCCTTCATGGCCTCGTACAGGTCGTTCGCGTTGTGCCCGGCGCCCATCATCGCTTCGGCGACCTGGTTGAGCTGGCCGGGCATGGCGGCCTGCACGCTGCGCCATGCCTGCATGTCGACCTTGCCGGCGGCCATCATCTGCGTGAGCTGGGCGAGCGCGTTCTCCTGCTCCATCGTGCTCGCGCCGCCCGCCAGCATCGCGTTGTTGAACGCGAGCGCGATGTTGGTGGCCTCGTCCAGGTTGCTGGTCAATGGGGCGAGCTGTTGGACCATGCCGGTCATGGCCGAGCTGGTGGTGGGCAGGCCGTCGAGCGATGCGCTGATCTTCTTGATCGACGCGGCGGCGTCCTCGCTGGAATAGCCCAGGTTTTTCATGACCTTGGGGAAGTTGTTCATCTGGTCGGCGCGGTTGACGGCGCTGCCGATGCTGCCGGCGATGACGTTCATGGCCTTGCTGGTGACGGCGCTGGCCGCTCCGATGATCGCGCCCTGCATGCCGAGCCCGTTGGCGAAGCCCTTGCCGGCCTTCTTGCCGCCGGCTACGCCGGCGGTTTCGGATGCGCCGTCGAACGCGGCGACGATGGCCTTGCCGACGCCTTTCATGCTGGGCACCACCTGCACGTAGGCGGTTGCGAGTTCGATTGCCATTGGCGGTGCCCTTTCTTGGGTTAGGAGCGGGGTGCGGCGAGGTAGGCCATGAGCTGGTCGTCTTCCATGGCGACGGTGTCGCCGCCCGTGGCCTCATGGCGCGGAGGTTGGCCGGGCCGGTGGATCTGGCCGCGCCATCGTGCGCCCGGCCGGCTTGCGGCCTTGGTTTTCGTCCAGGCGAGGAAGTCGAGCGCGTCGGCGATCGTGGCGAGCAGGTAGGTTTGCGTGTCCCATGCGAGACGCGGGTCGAGTTCCCGCCAGATCATGGCTTGTTCGGGCAGTTTCGCGGCGAGCGTCGCGTAGAGCGTGGGGCGCGTGTCGCCGGTGAGGAGGTTGGGGAGGGGGAGCCCATAGTAATGCTGGAAGTCGGCGGCGAGGGTGTCGGGCGACTTGTCGAGCATTGCTATGAGCGTCAGGAGTTTGGGGCGAGTTTTTCGAGGAGTTGGCCGATGAAGTCGGATACCTTTTCGATGCTGACGCGTCCGTCTTCGGGGTCGCGCAATGCGGTTTTCATGGTGTTGTATTGGGGGCCGCAGAGTTTTTTGAGGAATGGGATGAGGTCGAATGCTCCGCTGCCGTCGCCGTCCTGTGCGTGTTGGAGGTTGTAGAGGTATTCGACCATGTCGAGGTCGTCGAAGATGTTGGGGTCGACGGTGATGGTGATGCCCATGATTTCGACGGTTTTGGGCTTGTTTGCGGGGGTCTTGTGGTCTTGCGGCCGCTTTGCTGTCATGGTGTGCTCCTTGCTGTGTGATGGTGCCCGCCCCTTTGTCCGGGGCGGGCTGTGGCGGTCATTCGCCGCCGGCGGGCTGGGTGGTGGTGTTGACGTTGGCGATGTATTCGATGCTGGTGTCGCCGGCGATCTTGTCGCTGGGGTTGGCGGAGAGGGTGACGTCGTAGCCGATGGCGTCGCCGGCGCTGTAGGTGGTGTCGCCGAATTCGGTGATGGTCGCGTCGGGTACGACGATGCGCTTGACGCGGTTGCCCGTCAATGCGATTTCGAACACGAGCACGAGGCTTTCTCCGGTGGGCATGCCGTGGCGCGCGGTGAGCTTGCCGTCCTTGTCTGCGGTGACGCGGTCGGAGCCGAAGCGCAGTTTGAGGCTGTGCTCGTTGGTTTCGATCATGATGAACTGCCAGGTCTCGCCGAAGCTGCTGATCTCGCTGAGGACCTTGATGCCGCCCATGTCGTTGATGTCGGTGGTGTCGGTGTCGGTGGCGTTGGTCACGCCGTCCTCGCCGAGGTAGCCGGGGCAGACGAACGCGGCCGGCAGTTCGGTGGTGGCGTCCTCCGGGATATCGGTACCGGCGGGCGCGTAGTAGAGGCAGCCGGTTTTCTTGGGTTTGCCGAGGCTGACGTTGTTCTTGCTGTTGTGGTTGGTTTCGGCCATGATGACCGCCTTTCTGTGACGATGAAGGCCGCCTGTTATTGGGCGGCCATGGTGAGGGTGATGACGAACTGGTAGCGGGCGTGCTGGGGCGGTCCGGGGTCGGGGTTGTTGTACGCCGACTGGATCTCCGTCTTCGCTATCGGGTCGAGCATGTCGAGGCCGAGCAGGAGCGGGCGGACGATGCGCGTGGCGAGGTCGCTGGCCTCCCATCGGTTTGGCGTCCAGACCTGCACGGCGATGGTCGGCGTGCTGTCGATGTCGGTGTCGGCGCCGCCGGTGCGTTCCACGGTGATGAACCTGTCCGGTCGTTCGGCGGGCACGCTGAGCGAGGCTGGGCAGTCGGCGAGGTCGGGGCTCCGGTTGAGCCAGTCGATCACGGCCTGTTCGGGGTTGAGCATCAGCCCACCGCCTTGAGCAGCGTGTTGTGCTTGGCGTTGTCCGCCATCGCCTTCACGTTGCCGTTGGAGCCACGGCCGGTCGTGGCGAGTGCCACGCTGCCTTCGGGGGTGCTGATGTGGGTCTTGGCCTCGTATGTCGCACCTTCGACATGCGCCAGATTGTTGGCCCGAGCTGCGATGAGCGTGGCTTGTTGGTCGATGGCGTGCTGGATGGGTGCGGATTGGCGTATTTGGCGGAATCCGGCGAGGTTGAGCTTGACTTTTGCCATGGCTGGTTATCCTCTCGTGTCGGCGAGTTCGACGGTGAGGTTCCATCGGGTCGGGGTGAGTCCGCCGGTGTAGGGGCGGGGGTCGCCGATCACGGTGTATTCGATGTTGTCGATGATCGCCTTGGCTCCGCGCAGGCTGCGGTAGGGCCATGCGCGGGGCATGTGGATGGTTTTGGCGACGTGGATGCCGTTCGGCCGGTTGCCTTCCGTGCTGTTGGATTGGCTGCCGTCCTCGATGAGCACGTCGTCGACCCGTTCGGGCTCGGTGGCCCAGATGGGGTCGTTGCCGGGGTCGAGGCCAGTTTGGGTGCGGTGGATGAGGGTGATGGTCTCGCCTCTCATCGCATCGCTCTGCTTGCCGTGTCGTATGCCCATGCGACGCCGTCGCCGCCGAGCGATTCCTTTTCGGACGCGGTCAGGTAGATGTCTCCCGACGGGTTCGCCCAGGTCAGGCTTTCGCTGTAGCTGCCGGCGGTCTGGGTGCCTTGGGATACGCCGGCCATGTCGTCGCGTGCGAGCATGGCGCGTTTGACGATGGCGCAGGTGATGCGTTTGAGGGTCGCCGCGCTTGCCTTGTTCCAGTTGGGGCAGGTGGTGACGATCAGGTCGCTGGCGTCGGCGATGAGCGCCTTGGCCTTGGCCTGTTCGTCCGGGGTGAGCGCGTGCCATCGTTCCTCCAGATCCTTCGCTTCCGCGAAGGGTGGTTCGATGGGCGCAACCGTGCCCGGGTCTCCCGCGGCCGGCCGGCCGGACAATGGTATGGGTTGTCCGGCGTGTCCGTTGGGCATGATGGGCCTCCGTTACTTGTCGTTGGCGAGGCCCGCGGCGCGCAGGTTCGCGATGAGCGAGTTGAGGGCGGTCTTGCTCTCGTTGCACAGGGCTACGAGCGAGGCGACGACGGTCTTGAGTTCGGCGCACTGGGCCACGACGGCGTCGAACTCGGCCTTGGTGGGCGCTTCCCCGGCCGCCGCAGCACTGGTCTTGGCGGGCGCCGTCGCGTCCGTGGCCTTGACGAGGGGTGTGACCGCGGCCTTGGCCACGGGATAGGTCGCCGGCTTGCCGGTGACGTCCGTCCACGCGGGAGCGGCGGCGGGGAACGTGGCGGGTTTGCCGGTGATCGCGTCCCACGAGACGGTCGCGGCGCCTTCGGAGAACGGGGTGCCGTCGGGTTTGACCAGGCGCACGGGAATCGACAGGCCGGACTCGTCGGCCTTGTCATAGTCCTGCACTACGAGCGTCTGGGTGAGGGGCGCGGCCATCACTTGCCCGCCTTGCCGGCGCCAGCCGGCTTCTTGAGCACGGAGATGCCCTTCGGGTCGAGGATCGCGTAGCTGTACACGGCCTCGGTGCGGTAGGCGATCTGGTTGACGCCCTTGAGGTCCTTGCCGGTGTTGTCCGGGTCGCCGTAGGCGATGATCTCGCTCCAGATGTCGCGCACCATGCCCCACCGAATGAGGCTGAAGTCGCCGAGGAAGGCGAGGATGCCGGTGTCCGGCTCGATGAGGCGGCCGTTGACGGTGCCGGAGGTCGCGGCGTTGATGCCGTCGAGGGTGCCGACCTGCAGGTTGATCGGGATCTCCGGGTAGAAGCGCTGGCCGGTGGCGGGCACGCGGATCTTGCGCAGCTCGTTCGCCATGGTCTTGGTCAGGGCGATGCCGTTGATGTCGTAGGCGTCGTTGACGGCCTCGGCGAGACTGTCGAGGTCGGCGACGCGGTCGTCGGTGGCGGCCACCTGCATGGCACTGGCGGACAGCGCGTCGAAGCCGGCGAGCGCCGCCTTCTTCTTGGGGTCGAAGGCGTGGTAGACGACGTAGTCGAGGACTCGGCCGAGGGCCGCGCCCTGGTCGGCCTGGATCTTGCTGATGATCTCGAGCTGCGCGTCCTCGTCGGCCCACTGGAGTTCGTTGCTGACGCGGGTGGTGGTCTGCACCTTGAAGCGTTTGCCTACCACGGGGGTGACGGTCTCCTCGTAGCTGGACTTCTGTTCGCCTTCGGCGACGACCTCGGCTTCGGCGTTGCCGGTGAACACCATGTAGTCCTTGTCGAGGAACAGCTGGGGTTCGGACGGGCTGAGGGCGGCGATGGTGCTGGTGTCCTTGGCTCGCTTGGTGATGACGGTGGCTACTTCCTTGGGGAGCAGCACCTTTTCGGTCTGGAATGCCATGATATGGCCTTTCTGTGTTGGGTTGGGTTATCGGGGGTTCAGTCGTTGTTGCCGAAGAGGGCCTTGACGTAGGCTTTGGCGCGTTCGTTGGCGGTCTTGCCTTCGGGGTGTTTGGCCGGGTCGGGCACCTTGGGCAGTTTGGGGGCGAGCAGAGTCTTGAGGGATTCGGCGTGGGCCTGGATCTCCTCGAGGGTGCTGCCGCGCAGCACGTTGGCGGGCACCCCGGTGGTCTCGCTGACCTGTTTCGCCCAGTCGGTCTGCTGTTTGGCGGCCTCGTAGGCGGCGACCTTGTCCTCGAGCTCCTTGGTGTGCTTGGCGGCCTTTTCGGCCTCGCTCATCTGCGATGCCTTGAGCTTTTCCAGCTCCTCGGCGGCGGTTTTGTTGGCCTTGGCCTTCTTCTCCAATTCGCGCAAGTGTCCGAGGGCCTCCCGGTATTTGGCCTCGTAGTCGATCTGCTCGCCGCCTTCCCCGCCGTCGTTGGTTGCGGGGTCGTTGGTTCCGCCGTTGCCGGCTGGCGGTGTGTCGATGAGACGGATGTGGAAGGGTGGTCGGTTGCGGAACATGACTGTTCTCCTTTGGGTTGGTTTCGCCCTTTCCGGGCATAAAAAAACCACCCGTGCGGGTGGCTGAAACTTGGGGTTGCGTCCGGCTAGATGCCGAGCGCCTTGACTACGTCGAACGAGACGCTGCCGATTGTGGTGGCTATGCGTTGCTTGGTTTTGGACCAGAGTCCGTCAGATCGGACGGCGTCTAAAAAATCGTTGCCTTCCCATGTGAGTGAGTCGATGGTCGCGTGGACTGTGCGCTCGTTCATGCCGCGGATGATGGTGGCGTTGATGAGGCCTGCTTCCTGCATGATGTCGATGTGGTAGGCGACGAGGTCCGTCGTGTGGGCGGCGTCGGCGAAGGTGCTCATGGGGACGGGTTCGTTGGAGTCGGCGCAGGTTTTCAGGATGGTGCGCACTAGGTCGAGGTCGCGGCGCATGGTTTGGCCTTTCTTGGTTTCGGGTATAAAAAAGCCACCTGGCTGGGGGTGGCTTATGGGTTAGTTGGCGTGCGCCAGTTCGATGAGGTGTTTGCCGGGTTGGCTGATCTGGTCTTTTGGCTTGTTGTGGTAGAGGCAGTGGAGCAGGTCGGCGCGTAGTTCTGCTGGGCTTAGGTGTATGCCGGTTTCCTCGATGTTGTAGTAGGGGCCGTGGAAGGTGCGGCAGTATTCGCGTAGGAGTTTGTTGGTGTCGTCGCCGCTGCGGCTGGCGAAGTATTCTTCTTCGTTCATGCTGTCGCCTCCTTTATCATGCTTTCGTATAGTTTAACGCTTTCGGGGAAGTATTTCTCGGTGAGGTTCCATGCCTGCGGGTTGGAGAGCTGGGCGTCGATCATTTCGGCGAATGCTTCGGCTGCTTGCCGGTGGTATGAGTATTTGGGGTAGTAGCCGTCCGGGTGGCCGACGCTTCTCGGATAGTCGTCGCCGAGTGCTGCTTGGAGCATGTCTTCGATGTTGCGGTCGGTCAGGGCGGTGGATGTTTGTATCTCGTCGGCGATGGCATCGAGCACGTCCGCTCGGGTCGTGGGTTTGCCTGCGGCTTTGAGTCGTTGGGTCGTGGCCATGTACAGGCTGGCGGCGTCCGTGTTGAGCCGGTCGGCGAGGAATTTGCCGTTGTGGGGGGTTTCGGAGTAGTAGGTGTCCTGTTTGTCGTTGAGCAGCCAGTCGAGCATGTGGCCGCTTTCGTGGAACCATACGCCGTAGGGGCGGTGGATGTCGTCGCCGAGTCCGAGTTCCTTGACGTTGACGAACATGCCTGCGTCGACGTTGCTGAAATAGGCGGTGCCCTTGTGGGAGGTCTGCTTGATGCGGTAGTCGGCGGCATGCTTGGCCCAGAGCTTTGCCGTGTCTTTGTGAGGGGTTTTCTTGAGCATCTGGTTGATGCGCAGCGTGTTGAGAGCTCCGAGCTGGCGTTCGATCTCGCTGCCCTTGGGTATGCGCATGTCGGGCTCGAAGCTGCTGCCATCCTTGAGTAGGTCGGGGAAGTTGGCCCGCATCCAGGAGAGCACGTTCTTGACGCTGGTGGGTTGTCCGGCGTGCTTGGCGGCCGTCTTGGCTTGCTCGTACATGGTTTTGAGCTTGGCGGGGTCGTATCCGTCGATCCGGGTTTCGCCCCATGAGGGGACGATCTTGCAGTCGCAGTCGTGGTGGTATTGGTGCCATTTGCCTGCGGTGTCCTCGCTGGCGTACACGAAGCCACGGGATGCGAGCATGCTGCAGAACGCGCAGGTCTTGCCTTGGGGCACGCGCGCGTAGCGGGGGCCTGTGGGGTCGGCCTGGACGTCGAACATGGTGGTCAGGCGTGTGGTGGCGTTGATGATGTCCTTGGCGAGGGCGGCCCAGTCCGCGTCCGTGTAGTCCTTGGTTTTGGACGCCCACAGGTCGTCGATGGTCAGGCCGGCGTGGCTGCGCCCGTTGATGACGTCGGTGTATTTGAGGCCGACGAACATGGTGTCGTTGTAGCCGCCGACGACCTGCCAGAACGCGCGGTCGGAGCTGACCTGCGCGTCCGCGTAGCCGGGCAGTGCGGTGCCGGAGGCTTCGGCCCATGCGTTGCGCACGTTGCGGTAGTAGTCGTTGGCGAGGATGTTGGCCTGACGCGTGTAGTCCGCGAGCAGGCTACGCGCCGAGGCCAACGGATCGCCTTCGTCGTATGCGGCGTTCGGCACGAGGGTCCTGGCTTCGATGATGAGGTCGGCGAGCTGGTCCTGATATTCGTCCCACAGGTCGTTGAGGTGGGTGTTGAACGCCTTACGCTGCGTTTCGCTGAGGTTGTTCAGCGGCAGACTGCTGTTGCTCATCGGCTGTCACCGTCCCATCTTGCGGTTGGCTGGCGGCGTGGAGGCGTGCGCGCAAGGCGTCGATAGCCTCTTCGGCGCGTTTCTGTTTTTCCCATGCGCGGTGCGCCTGTATTTCGTCCCATGTCAGGCCCGCACGGGTCAGCCCGACGTCGCTGTCGGCGAACGCGGGGTTGGTGTATGCGACCTTCTGGTACCAGTCGGCGCGCGCGGCGTCGCTGGTTTCCTTGACGGGCGCCCAGATGGGCCGCAGTTGGCGCAGGTCCGCCTCGTTGGCCCCCTGCGCGGCCAGCGCCATGCCCATGACGTCCTTGATGGCGTTGCTGAATCGTTTGTTCTGCCGGTCGGCGGTGCGCGAGAGCTTACGTTCGGCTTCGGCCATGGCTTCCGCGCTGGCGGGGTTGTCCATGGTGATGCCCAGGTCGTTGACGGGGATGTCGGTTTCGCTGGACACCATGAGGGCGATGGTCCTGAGCATGTCGGAATGGGGTTGCATGCTTGCCTGGTTGAGTTGGCGCAGTTCGGGCTTGTCGCCGTTCTTGGCTGCGGGGATGCCATTGATGACGCTGACGATGCTGCCCCATGTGTCGGGGCTGACCTGGCCCTTGTTGGCTCCCAGGAACCAGATGCGCGGCGCCGCGTAGAATTCTGCGGTCGCCTCCATGCGCACGAGGGTGCGCAGGCCGAAGTCGGTGAGCGCCATGAGGGGTCGTGTGATGCGGCTTGACCCGAAGGGCCGGTAGAGCTGCTGGTCGCTGATGAGGGGCACGACGTTGGGCCGGTCGAACCCGGTGGGGATCGTTTCGGCGCTCCATGCGCCGCCGTTGCGGGTGCAGTGGTAGACCTTGCCGGGCAACCAGGCGTCGAAGCCGGTGATGTAGCCGTCGCGGTCCTTGCTGCGGATGGTCATCGCCGCGCCGATCCGGTTACGCTCCCAGTCCCACAGGGCGCTGCTCCAGTCCGCGGCGCGCGGGGTGATGACCGTCCGGCCGTCGCTGCCGGCGGACAGGGTCAGGAAGCTGCATCCGTGCGTGTACGCGCTGACGATGGCCTGGCTGATCTTGACGTCGAGCGCATTGGATTCGATGAGCTCGTCGACCTGCGTCTGGAGGCTGTCGGGCGCGTCGATGCCTTCGAACACGGACAGGTCGGCGAGCGCGCGGACTGCTTTGTTGGGCCAGCCGACCATTGGTTTGGCGAGGCTTTTCATGCTTGGGGGGATGCTGTAGGCGATGCCTTTGTATTCGTAGTGGGCGAGGTAGTAGGTGGTGCGCAGGATGTTGCGCGCGTAGTGTTTGCGCCATTGTTTGAGCAGTTCGGCGACGGTGGGCTGGTCGTCGGGGCTGATGCCGGTGATGGTGCCGGTGTGGGCGCTTTCGATGGCGAGCCAGTTGGATTGGCCTTGGTAGGCGATCAGGTCGTTCACTAGTACCATGCCTCCTGTTGGGCTGTGGGGTCGCGTTTGGCGGTCAGGGCTCCGTGCATGGCGATGGTGGTTGCCACGAGGGGGCTGATGTCGGTGTCGTCGTCCGGTGTGTTCCAGCCGAACAGACCGCTTTTTCCGATCGGTCTGATGGTGGCTTTTTTGACGGCGTTCCATAGTGGCTGTTGACCGGGCTCCGGCAGGTGGGTGAGGGTGCCGGCCTTGAGCATGTCCTGGAATTTGCCGCAGGCCTGTCCCATGTCGTTGGCTCTGAGCACGGTGACGGTGATGCCGGCGTCCTGCAGGTCGCTGAGTAGGCTGATGGCCGGGGATTGGCCGTCGATGGTTATGCTGGCAGTGTCGTCCCATGCTCGGGCGAGCAGGTTGACGGCCCATTGGGTGCCGTCCTGGTTGGTGTCGCGGTATTCGGCGAGTTCGATGTGGACGGTGTCGTCGTCGTATCGCATGGCCGCGCCGATGGTCAGTCGCGTGCGCGCGGGGTTCATGTCGAGCCCGAAGCTCATGATGCCGCCTGCGCGTCGCCGCTCGACGGTGGTTTCGTCCCATTTGTTCTGGTCGATGGCCGTTGAGAGGCGGTTTTCATCCCAGATGCCCAGTGCCTCGCGTTTGAAGTTGTCTTCGGTGAGGCTGTCGAGCAGGTTGACGATGGCGTCGTCGTCGGTGTGGGCCGGATAGGACGGGTTGGCTTTGCTCCATTGGCTGCGATCGGCGATGTCGGCGTCGCGGTCGGCGCAGTATTCGACGTACATGCTGCTGTGGCTGCGTCCGGACAGGGCTTTGTCGCGCAGGCGCGTGAAGACCTCGCCGTTGTCGGCTGGCCCGGGCGGGGTGCCCATGTAGACGGTCTGCGGGTTGTAGGCGCGGTTCTGGGTCGGCAGCATGGCGGCCATGGCGTTGTCGGACAGGTGCTGGCATTCGTCGATGACCAGCAGTCCGACTTTTTTCACGCCTCGCAGGGCGCCGCGTTCGCGTGCCCGGAAGAAGATGCGCGAACCGTTGCGGAAGCGTATCTCCTCTTTGCCGGCGGCCAGGGATATGCCGTGGTCGGGGTCGACGAGGCTCGCCATTTCGGGGCGCAACACGATGGCGGTCATGCCTTCGAACGTGTCCTTGATGACGCCGAAGTGGTGGGCGGTCCACACGGCCCTCAATCCGGGGTTCTCGGCGCACCGGTGGATGGCCAGCCAGCTGATGTCGTAGGTTTTGCCGGTCTGCCGCGGAATGGACAGCACGACGTTCCTGGCGGCCCAGAATCCTTCCTTGTCCTTGGCGAGCGCGTAACGGTTGATCTGGCGCTGCCATGCGTCGAAGCGGTCTCCGGCGGCGTTGGCGAGCGCGTTGAGGCTTGGTTCGCCGGTCGAGTGCAGTCCGTCCGGGGGCACGAATCTGGCGGCGCCGTCAATTCTGGGGTCCATCGTCAATCGGGTCGAAGAGTTCGTCTTCGGTGTCGAGGGCGCGACTGACCGGATCATTGGTCGCCGCGGCCTTGTCGATCCGGTCGATGGCCTCGCTCAGATCGCTGAGACGCTTGACGAGCGAACTGAGGTCGCGTGGCGCTACGTCACCTTTATCGAGCCGGTCGGCGATGAGGTTGCGCATGGCCACGAGCAGACGCCGACGATCCCCGGAATTGGCGGCGTTCCTAAGCGTACGCGATGTTCGGACCGTGGAAGAGGACGATGCTTTTCGGGTTCTGGCGACCATGCCCACCGTCCTTTCCCGTGTGGATTTTTGCCCGGGGGTAAAACGGCGCTTTGCCCGTGGTCCCCCCTGCCCGGACCGGTACGGGTCTACCGCCTACCTCTCGAACCAGTTCGAACAGCGGATCGGCGCCAAACGAACGGCCTGCTGCCCGTATGCGGGCGCCTGTCCGTGCGCGATGAGCCACGCGACGCGCTCTCTGGCCCATGCGAGGCTGTGCGTGCTCTTGATCCGGTTGCACCACCAGTGCGCCGGACCGCTGTTGTCATGCGAGAGCGTGCCGCCACGCGCGAGCGCGACGGTCTCATCGATCACGAAACTGTACGGGTCGGGCGCCCGAAGCGCATAGTCGATGGGCCGATGACAGATGTAGCAGTCGGCCTGCATATGCCGCCACCGCTCACGCTCACGACGACGCCGATAACCATTGCCGTAACGAACGTTCGTACTGCTCACCGCTCACCAGCCACTTTGAAGCCGGCCTTGAACACGATCTCATCGGCGATCAACGGCAACCACACCACACCCACATCATCACGGGACACCTCGGGATACGGCTGCAACTCGGCAAGCGCGTAGGGAAATATCACGCCATCCACATACACCTTTCCCCGCTCGGCATCCACGGTGATCCGCTTGGGCAACAACATGATTCACGCTCCTTGCTCGAACACCCGGACAAACGCCGCAACGGCACAGGCAAGCCGACGACCGAACTCACCCGGATCATCAATGGCGCTCGCTGGCACGGTGACGGTGATCCGGCCGATACGCTGCATGCCGGTCGACAGGTCGATATCGCAAGTGACCGGCATGGCAGCCCCTTCCAAGATCGGAATGCCGCGTGTGGTATCAGCTGGTGCCCCATCGCGGATTCGAACCGCGACTACGCCGTACTTGAAGCGGCCGACTCTACCAGTTGGTCTAATGGGGCAGATGACGGCGCTCGCGGAATCAATGCTCCGCGAGCGTCATACGCATTCATGAGTTCGAGTTCGTTTCCCGTTTCCTTAACGTCCTCCCGGGGAAGCGGGTTGCTGAGACTCAGAGACGTAGAATCCGCTGGAGATCGGACACCTTGGCATCGCCGTACTCTTTCATTAGTGAATCGACGAATTCCCTGCCTTTTATGGAGAAGTCCTGATTGCCTTTCCATTGCTCCATGTCCTCGATGAGCTGACGTTTCTGCGACTGCTCAACGTCGGAGAACTCTCGCTTGAAGAACAGGCAGAGGACCGTCGCCGTGACTCCGGCGAACAGCAGTCCCCAGGAGACGAGCAGAGTCCACAGCGGGACGTTATCCGATTGATAAAGGCTGATGAGGCCGAATCCCGCGGAAGTGGTCACGCCGATGGCGCCGCCCAGAACGGTGTCGTTCCATGGAGGCGTCAGATGCAATGCGCTGACACGCCGTTCGATCGAGTCGATTTCCTTGAACATGATCTCCACCGTCCGTTCGTCCCTTGACGTTTTATGTAGGGCGATGCCGGTTTCGGCGTCCCGGCGGATCACGGGTCTTTTCTCAGCGTCCATGCTCACCGTCCGCATCGGGATCCTCGACGGTGATGAGATTGGAGACCGTCATGCGCATGGAGTTCATGAAAAACGTGTATCCGCATTGCCCACACATGACGGGGACCAAAGGCAGTGATATGAAGTTCTCGCTGCCGTCTTCCCCGCGAACGTGTCCCGATTCGATTTCGAATTCGGACTGCACTCGCCAGTCCTCGCATCTGCAGATGGGGCATTTATGGTCGCCCGACCATTGGGACTGCAGCATCGCGAGCACGCGGTCGGAATGATCGGCACCCGGTGCGAACAACCCCGACGTATGAATGTTTTGTTTGCTGTTTTCGGTTGGCATATGCTCAATCGTAGACCAACCCTGTTCCGCCGTCATAAGTGCCAACCGTGGCGGCGGGAACGGGAAGGATCGCGGGTCATCCGCCATCGTCGATGGAAATGACCAACAGTAGTAGTGTTGCCGGCCACGGTCGGGTTTGTCAAATATCGGCCACGGTCGGATCGTGTCTGGTCCATGCGCGCCATACGTCCCAGACCAGGTAGACGGGTTTGCCGTCCTGTGTGGCGACGGGCAGGATGATGTTTCTCCGGCGCCATTCGTTGATGGTCTTGCGCTTGACGTCGATGCCCCATGGTTTGAGCAGTTGGCTGATATCGGCGGCGGTGCCCTGCGCGCCCTTGGTCGCGACCCTGAGCACGCTGGCCTGTTGCACGTCGCGCACGCGCAGCGTGGCGCCGCATCGCGCGCATACCGTCCAGCCGGAGGCCAGGTCGTCCTCGTCGCACCACAGGTCCGTCGTGCATGTGGGGCAGCGGCCGATCATCTTGCGTTCGGGCGGGGGCGTCAACTGTCGTTCCAGTCGGCGCGCGGCCTGGGACGTGAGTTCCACGATCGCCGGCGCGTCCGACCGGGACAACAGCTTGTCAGCGTGCGGGATGATGCCCTTGAGCTGCCCCTCGGCGTCCATGCGCATGGGCAGGCCGAGGACTCGGCTCATATGCTCGACGAGGGTGAGGATGTCCTGCAGGAGGCTCCATGCGCCGAGGTTGAGCGGGATCGGCGCCACCGTCCTGCTGCCATGCCCCGTCTGGCGGCTGGTGACGCGGGCTCGTTTGGCCGCGATCTCGCGCAAAGCGGGCAGGCCCGAGCGGATCGAGGCGAGGTCATGGCGGAAACTGGCGGCATTGTGTTCGTTCATTTGTTCGAAACCCTCCACGTCGGCTATAGTGGTGTCTGCAGGACGCGCCCTCCGCCGCACAGGTGGAGGGTTTCGTTTATCCGGCGAGCGCCGGCACAGCCATCAGTGTTCGTGGTTGTCGGCGTTCGTGGCTGGTGGCTGCTGTGTGGTTGGTTAGATGTCGAATGCCGGTGGTTCCGGGCGGGCTGGTTCTGCTGGTTTGGTGGAGTGTCCGGCTTTGATGATGTCGCTGATCTGGTTTTCGGGGAGTTTGAGGACGTTGGCGGTTTCGTCGACGCTGATGCCCTTGTCGTGCCAGTCGAGGATCATGTCGCGGATTCGTGCCGTCACCATATCCGGTCCGCTTTCAATGCCTGGGTGATGATGCGTTGTTCGGTGCGTCGTTTGACGCGGGTCCGATGCCATCCGATCGTGAGCGCGTGCAGTCGGTGTTTGTTGGTGTGGCTGGTGGCGGTGGCGGTGCTGATCCAGAGGGGTCCGATGTGGCGGAGTGTGGCGGTGCAGTTCCATTCGTGCGTGTTCCGGGTGTTCATTGCTTGGTTCTTTCGGTTGTCGGTTGGGTGAGTTGTCGGGCGATGGTCTCGCCGAGTGGGGTGAGCTGCCAGCGGCCCCATGAGACGTGTTCGATGTAGTCGCGTTCCTCCAGGGCTTCGTAGGTGCGTGCGGCGTTGCGGTCGACGGGGTATCCGCTGCCGTTGTCCCACAGGTTGCATAGCACGTCGCGCATGCTTGGCGTGAGCCTGATCCTGGCGTTCATTGGCGTGGCATCTTTCGGTAGGGGTTGGCTCTGGGATGGTCGGCGTTGCCCTGCGCCCATTTGATGCCGTCGGACTCTCCCAGGTCGTACGCGCGTTCCGCGATCCCGCGGTCGTGTTCCCTGAGCCATGCCTGGTAGGCGGTCCGGGCCTCGTCGATCGTGGACTGTCCCGTGCCATAGCAGCTCAATTCCACGGCCGATTGGACCAGCGCATCATATATGCGAGGTTTCATCACGGTTCCTTTCCATTTCGATGAGCTTGTCGAGATTGCGCAGGGCCGTGTCGGGGCGGCTGGTTTTGATGCTCAGCCACAGGTTCGCCTCGATATGGTTGGCGGCTTGCTCGCCCAGGGCGTTGAGGATGATGCGCTGGTCCTGGGTGAGCCGGATGTGCTCGCCGCGTTCGATCAGACGGGCGAGATACCAGTGGGCCTTTTCGAGATCCTCCAGCGGTCTGCCCTTGCTGTGGTAGCGCCACAGGTATTTGCAGCAGTTCCCCAGGCAGAAGCTCGTGTCGGCGGTCAGTTCGATGCATTCCATGCCGGGATGCGAGTCGGTGTAGTGCTTCGGGCTGTTGACGGGGTCGTTGATCCAGCTCATTGGTCGTCTCCTTCCTGCTGTTGGCCTGCGCGGATGATGTCGAGGTAGTAGGCGTAGTCGTTGCGGTCGCGTTTGATGCAGTCCGTCACCCGGTGGCTGCCCGCATGTCCCTTGTATGGGTTGTGGCCGAGGGCGATGTCGTAGTCCACGTTGGTGCCGGCGGGGTGGAGTTCGTATTGGGCGGCTTCGTCCCTGAGGAATTCGGACAGGTTGCGGGCGACGTTGGCGTACCCGTATTCGCTGGGTTCGGCTTCCAGGACGGTGTCTAAGAGCCCGTTGTCGAGGTGCATGCGCAGCACGTAGGGACTGAGATCGTAAAGGCTTAGATGGTCGGGGCGGACGGGGCAGACGAACCGGTCGCCTTCCTCCGCGCCGTCGAGGCTGGTGACGATCATGCCGATCTCCAAGAGTTTGGCGTCGGTGCGGCTGATGCCGGTGGTTTCGGTGTCGATCCATAGGAGCATGTGGGGCTTCTTGGATGGTCGGGGTGGGTCGAGCGGGATGGTCTGGCTGTCGGAGGGCAGAGAGGTGAAGGGGTTCATTTTTGGTTTCCTTCCTTGGTGTTCTTGACGCTGGGAATGTGGCTGGTTTGGACGGGGGGTGGCGTGGCCGGGAGTCGTGTGCCGTCGAGGTTGAGCTGCTGCCAGCCGTGTCGCCAGTAGTAGACGGGTTGGTTTGCGGGATCGTCGTGCATGTGGACGAGGTAGCCGAGCTGGTAGGCGCGCTCTGGGTGGGCGTGTACCCATCCGTGGCATCCTGTGGTGCCGCTGCCGCACAGGGTGAGGAGGTTGACGGGTTCGTGCAGGTTGTCGTAGTCGTGTCCTTGGCTGCGCATGCGCCGGTGGTGGATGCTGTACCCGCTCCAGCTCGTGTCGATGTCGCGGCCGCAGATGATGCATTTCCAGCCGTCGCGGCGCAGCACGGTGCGTCTGGTTTCGGGATCGGGTTTTCGTTTCATGCTGGGGTTCCTTTCCGGTTGAGTTCGGCCACGACATGGGCTGCGGCTTGGATGGGGTCGGTGCCGGCTTTGACGATGGCCCAGAAGCTGCTGGCGATGCTGCCTTCGAAGCTGCCTTCGGGCACTTGGCTGAGGATGTGTGTTTGGAGCCATTGCTCGTCGCATGGGCCCCAGGTGTATCGGGGTTTGGCGGGTTTGGGCAGGTAGTCCCGGTAGGCGCCGTTCGAGAGCCATCGGCTCATGTTGGGCGCGTGTTGGGGACTGTCGCAGTTTCGGGCGTAGGCGAGCACGGCGCCGATCAGGTTTGCCGGCGTGATGGCGGGGATGCCGTCGTGGCCGGCGAGGGCGTCGGCGAACGCCTGTTCGGCCTCCCGGCGCGATCCGGTGTGCCTCGGGTAGGCGTTCCACGCCGCCGCGAACGGGTCGGCCAGCATCTCGGCCTCGACGTCGGCGAGCGACACGAACCGGCCTTGCTTCGGCTCGGGCTCGGAGGGGTTGGGGGAGGTTAATGGATCGGTATGGTTAGGTATGGTTCCCTTTGGTTCAACCAGCCGCGAAGCATTTGCTTCGTTTTTGTTTGAAGCATTTGCTTCGTCGTTTGCTTCCGTTTCCGTGGCGGCGCTTGCTTCGGCCTTGCTTCGGCGGGCGCGGCCCGACGCCTTTCCTCCCTTGCGGCCGGCCTCGCTGCGCTTGCCGCTCAGGTCGGCGCCGCCGGCGAACCTGCACAGGTTCGCGGCCTGCACGATCGCGTAGGAGTCGGCGTCGACCTGTTCGAACAGGCCTGCGGCGACGCATTGCGCGGCGAGCTTGGGGGTGCCTCCGAGCTTGCGCAGGCGGCGCATGTCGAAGGTGCCGTCATAGTCCTTGTCGCGCATCTGCCGGCCGACGTAGGAGCCAACCTTGACCCACAGGCCCATCGCCGCGAGCGGTATATCTTCGGTCTGCGGCGAGTCATACACGCCGTCGTCAACCATGAACCAAGTCATAGGGGAACCTCTCTCGATGGGTGGGTTACTTGATCTCGCCGGTGGTCGGATCGACGGCCTCTCCACCGTCGGTCTCGTCCGTGTCGTCGTCGGGATCGGGATGATCGGGCGCGCTTTCCTCGAACGTGGCGAGACTGTTGTGCAGGTTGTCGTACAGGACCGCGCGCCTCGCCTCCCTTGGATAGGTGAGCAGCCGGTTGATGACATCGGCGCAGTCGATGATGTGCTGCGCGAGCGTGTCCGTGTCGTACACGGCTTCGGTGTACGGGTCGATCTGGTGGAACTTGTCGAGGTAGGCGTCTTTGGTTTCGAGCTGCATCTTGTGGTTGACCGCGCGGCGGAAGTCCACGGCCGCCTGCTTGATCTTCGCGCACGAGCTGTTGAAATCCAGCAGGCTCAGCGGGCTCATTTCGTCGGGTATGAGCGAGTCCTGCATAAGGCCCGCGTCTTTCTTCTTCGATGTCATGGGGATGTCCTTTCTAGAATTCCGGTTCCCCGGTGTCGGTGGTGGTGGACGGGGCCGGCGTGTAGCCGCCGCCGTTGGCCCACGGGTCGGACGCCGGAGGCTGCGCCGCGTTCGACTGCTGCTGCGGGGCCGGAGGCTGGTAGCCGCCGGGCGGGGCGCCGTTCGGGTTGCCGTAGGCGCCGGCGGCGTGGCCGTTGCCGGTTTGCTTCGTGACGCTCGCGGTCGCATACCGCAGGTCGGGGCCGATGGCGTCCACGGTCATTTCGACCACGGTTCGGTTCGTGCCGTCCTGAGCCTGATAGGAGCGTTGCGAGAGCCGGCCTTGGGCGATCATGCGCATGCCCTTCGAACAGGTTTGGGCGATGTGCTGCGCCATGTCGTTCCACGCCGAGCAGCGCATGAACAGCGCGGGCCCGTCCTCGTACTGGCCGGTCTGGCGGTTGAAGGTGCGGGGCGTCGAGGCGATCGTGAAGTTCGCGACCGGCGTGCCGGTGCCGGTGCTGCGCAGTTCGGGGTCGGCGGTGAGGTTGCCGACGATCGTGAGCATGGTTTCGCCGGCCACTAGTCCTCGTCCTCCATGCGCTCGATGCGGGAGGTGATGGCGTTGGCGATCCGGTGCGCGTTGCCCGCCGCCTCGTCCGCCTGCTTCCATGCCGTCTCATTGCGATGCCGGTGGCAGTGCATCGCGAGATCGGACAACGCCGTATAGGCCGTGTCGGCCACGTCGCGCATGTGCTCCAGCTCGCCGAGACCGTCATCGTCAGTATCAACGCCGGGGTCCGGGGCGGTGTCGGGGTCGAGGATTCGGCCGAACGGGGTCGAGTTCTTGAAGGCATCCTCCAGCATGCGGCCGAACGCTTCGGCGTCCGCCGCCGGCACGGTGAACACGGCGCCCTTCGTCGCACCCGTATCGTTATCGTGCAGGTGCATGCCGCACGCCTTGAGAGAGTCCTCGACCGCGTCGGTCACGTTCGCCGTGCCGTCGGTATCGTCCGGAGTGCTGCCGAACAGCCGGGCGGCCAGTTCGCCGGCCAGGCGTTCCTCGAGCGAAGTCTTGTCGGTCATTTCTTGGTTCCTTTCCTTTGGTAATCGGGCTTGATCTTCCACATGCACCGCGCGGCGATCTGTCGCCGGTCGCGATCGACGACCACGTCGCCGAAGCGGGGGTAGATCAGCGTGCGGTCCCACTGCGGGTCGGCGTTGAGTCTGCGGATCGTCTCGAAGAGCGAGTCCAGGAGCTCGCCGGCGCCCATGTGCCGGGCCTCGTCGGTCAGCGGCCACTCGAACAGGCTGACGCCCTCTTCCCTGTGGTCGTATTCGTCCTCTGACGGTTGGGATGCCATGCGTGTTCCTTTCGTTCGGCGCGGGTGCGTGTGGTGTGGATCGCGCTGGGCTCGGTCGGTACGGCCGCGGGAGTCGCGGCCTGCCGTGTCCATCGCTCCCCCTTTCGCGCGGGCATTCCGTGCGTCCTGTTGTTTCGTGGCGCGCGAAGGGGGCGACGTTGACGCGATCGCAGTGGACGGCGGCCGAATCGAACGGCTTCCCGATCTTTGCCCGCGCCCACCTGACGCGAATCTCGACCGGGGGCGAACCTGCCCGCCCTTGGTGCGCCGCCGGTGGAGAGGGCCGACGACGCACGATCATTGAGAGAGGTGGTGTTAACGACTTGTTCCTTGTCGCCGCCCGCCGCATCGGAAGGGAAGGCGCAATGGCGGGCTGCCTGCATAGATGGAGATGACAAGCAGGCACAGGGCGACCCAGATGATCACGGTGACGACCATCGACGAGGGCGTGGCCTTGCGCGCCTGCGCGGTGCCGACATTGCACAGCACGAGCAGGAACGCGACGACGCAGAACACGATCTGTTGCCAGCACAGGCTCATTCCGATTCACCTCCCGCCTCTTCGACGAGGCCCATGAGGAACAGGGGCGCGTTGACGAACGCCCACCACGCGGCCAGACCATTCGCCAACGGATGCAGGCAGGCATCGTGTGTCAACAGCCACACGAGGCAGCACAGGATGGAGACCACCAGCAGCAGGCCGATGGTATACGGGTAACGCTTGAACATGACCGCCGCCTTTACTTGGTCTGCACTAGCGTGTTCGCGCCGTCGGGGACGACGACGAGCTGGTCGGCGTTGGACAATGCGTCGATGTAATGCTGCTTGAGCACGTTATCGGTCAAAGACTCGTTCAAGACCTTGTTCGCGTCGGCCTCGCCCTGCGCCTTGATCTTCTTCGTCTCGGCCTCGGTCTTTGCCACTTCCTGTTCGTTCAACGCCTTCTGTCTGTCGATCTCGGCCGCCTGCGCCTCGTTGTACTTCCTGACGATCTCGTCGCCATAGCGCACGTCCTGCACGCTGACCTGTTCGACGGTCAGACCGATCTTCTTCCACTTCGCCGCCAGCGCCTGCTGTACCGCCTTCGTGTATTCGCCACGGTTGGTGAGCATCGTCAGGGTGTCGAACCGGCCGGACTGTTCGCGGGCCACGGAACGCAGGTCGTTCGAGATGTAGTTCTGCGTGAACGTCTGCTGCTTGCCATACTCCGAATACAGGTATTCCGCAGCGCTCGGATCGAGGCTGTAGTTGACTTGGATGTCGATGTCCGCGGAAGCTCCGCTCTTGTCGTTGACGGTGACCTGCTTGCCGACCGCGCTGCCGCCGTCGTACTTGTAATCGGTGTCTTTGTAGAAGTTGATGAGATTGTTGCGGGTGTCGTATTTGACGACGCTCTGCCACGGGGCCTTCAAATGAAAGCCGGCGTCTTCGGAATGACCGGCCATCGAGCCTCCCATGTTACGGATGACCGCCACCTCGCCCACGTCCACGGAGTACAGGCATGCCGGGATCAGCAGCAACAATCCGATAACGCCAGGAATGAGGCCGATGCCGGCACCCTTGACGTCGCGGGACAGCGCGCCGCCGGTGACGATGGCGCTCAGGAGCAGCAAGACGATGGAAATGACGAACCAGATCATGAGGGTTCCTTTCAGAAGATAAGGTCCTTTCCCCGCCGCGTAGGCTTGAAGCTGCAACACAAACAATCCGCTGCATGCGGGGAAAGGAAGTATTCAAATGGGTAAAGCCGCAGGCTGGGCGGGCCCAGCCGAAACGAAGTTCAAACAAGCTCAATCGAGCGCTAGAAATGCCTATGAGTCACGGATGGCCGAGGGTCTAGCGGATCTCGCGCAAGCGTTGTTCCAAATCGACCAGCGGCTCGATCAGCTCGAAAGGAAACTGGACGGTCGGGGTTAAGCCTCGCCAGTTTGCGCTCGTTGAGGACGTCGTGGCGTATGTAGAGGCTTTCCATGTTGAGCTGCGCGCCACGACGCTCATAGGCATTGCTCATTTTGTCGCTCATGCGCCCACCCCCGCTTCGACGAACGACTGCGCTATGACTATGAACATGCAGAACAGCCAGAAGAGGACGAGCAGCGCGAACGGGATGGAACCGATGAACGGATGATCGTTGTCAAGACCCCACACGATACCGCCGAAGCACAGGGCGACGTATAGGACGACGCCGACGATCACGAGTCCCGCATACACATACGCCATCGCGCCACCGCCTTGTCAATGGATGCGGAAGTGTTGGTGGGAGCGGCGGAGAAGCTGCCGCCCCCGTTTTCTCCTAGAATGCTGGTAAGCGTCATGTAAAGGGCATGGCGCGCATTCAAAGGAGAAGCATCATGGTCGCGTCCCAAAGGGAACTGCTCAGGAACGCCCTGAACAACATCGTCACCGGCACAAACATCGCCGCCCGGCTCCAAGAGAGCGCACAGAGCATGGAGGTAAGGGAACTTGCCAAGGCCATGCACTTCATCGGATATGGAGCACAAGAGACCGTTCTCGCTCTGACCGATGAAGGCCGAATCAAGGACCTCTAGGCAGAAGCGTGAC